TCAGTCACCCCGACCGGTATGCAGATCGCTGACTACTCAGAAATCGCGATGTACGGGCCGACCGAGATGGGCTGGCTGGAGATGCACGTCCAAGGCGGTCAGGTCGTTGACCTGGAGCGGGTGGTGGTATGAGCTTCTGGTGCAAGAAACGAAGAGAGCAGGTGATAGAGCCGTGTTCGGACTGCGACGATTGCCCCGGCGCCCAGGCGGCGGAGATCCATGCGGAGCATGTAGGGGTGAAGTATGTTGAGTAAGAGTGGGGTCTACCAGATACGGAACACCATCAACGGCAAGCGATATGTGGGGAGCGCGAAGTTATTCAAGCGTCGTTGGGACGAGCATAGAAGAACATTAAGAAGTCAGAAGCACCATTCAAGATATCTCCAAGCGGCGTGGAACAAGTATGGCGAAGATTCGTTCGTCTTTGAACCTTTGCTTGTTTGTAGTGCAGAAAACATGCTGTTTTACGAACAAAGAGGTATTGACTACTTAAATCCTGAGTACAACATGAGTCCGACTGCAGGCAGCACTTTAGGAGTACCTTGCTCAGAAGAGAAGAAAAAGAAGATAGGAACTAAAAATAGAGGGAGAGTGCTGACGCCGGAGCATCGTGAGAAGGTTTGTGCAGCGTTGGCGAGGGCGCGTACCTCCGAGGCATTCAAGAAGAGATCGGCGGAACAGGCATGTAAGATGGGTAAACTACCTCACGTCAGGGCTTTGAACGCTAAACGTATGCGGGAGCGGAACATAACACCTGAATTTCGAGCAAAGGTGAGCGCAGCTAAAAAAGGTATAACACCGAGACGTACACTTGAGCAGAAGGAGTACCAAAGGCAGGCAGTGATTAGCTACAACCAGAATCGACCAATAACGGAAACGATGCGTGAAAATATGAGCGCAGCGCAAAAGACGAAAACCACTGCAGAAACTTTTCTATATGAAGGGAAAAACCAAACAGTACTTGCGTGGGCGGAGGAATACGGTTTGTGCAGACACACGTTGCGGAAACGTATAAATGCAGGGTGGGGGATGGAAAGGGCGCTGACTACACCTCAGAGGAGGTTGGCTCGTGGCTGAGTACACACTCAACTATACCCCGCCACTGACAGTCAAGAAATTCATGCTCTCAGATGCGTTTTTCCGCATGATTTGCGGCCCGGTTGGTTCTGGGAAGTCAGTCGGCTGCTGTATCGAGATACTCAGAAGATGTATACAGATGCCTCCGGCGGCTGACGGTATACGAAGGAGTCGGTGGTGCGTGACCAGGAACACCGCCAAGCAGCTTCGTGATACTACGTTGAAGACTTTCTTCGAGTGGGTAAAGCCTGGAATATTAGGAACTTGGCGCGAATCAGACATGATGTTCATCATGAAGTTCAACGATGTTCGGGCGGAGATACTCTTCAGACCTTTGGACACACCAGAGGACGTTCAGCGCGTACTGTCCTTGGAGTTGACCGGAGCCTATATAAATGAGGCAAACCTGGTGCCTGTTGAGATCATCCAAGCGTTAATGAGTCGTATCGGGCGATACCCTCGGCGCTCGGATGTCGGAAAATATTGGTGCGGACTTGTGGCTGATACCAACCCGCCTGAAGTGGACTCGGATTGCTACAAGTTGCTTGAGCACATACCTTTGGAAGAAGATAATGCTAACTCTGTAATAGAGTGCGAGGCGTACTTCCAGCCGTCAGGACTCTCTCCAGCAGCGGAGAACAAGAAAAACCTTAGACCGAATTATTACGAGGATTTGTCAAAAGGTAAGACACAGCGATGGATCGACACCTATATCCATGTCCAATACCAGCAGTCCCAAGCAGGTAAACCCGTGTACCATAAACAATTCAAAAGCGAAAAGCACGTCTCGCATACGCCGCTCCAGATAAACCCGAATAACCCGGTGATCGTCGGGATGGACTTTGGCCGAACTCCGGCCTGTACCTTCAAGCAGTACCAGCAGGACGGAAGGCTCTTCACCCTTCGGGAGTGCGTGTCGTTCGATATAGGCTTGGACGGATTTATTACCAGATACATGAAACCGATGATCCGGCAGTGGTTCCCGACAAACCCCTTAATCATAATAATCGACCCGTCAGGGCTGAATAAAAACCAATCGGACGATAATTCGTGCTATAAGACCCTGAAGAAAGAATTTAAACGCGACCAAGGACATACCGTGAAGCCTGCGAAGACCAACGACCCGGTAGCGAGGATCAACGCCACAAGCAAGCTTCTTTCCGAGTACCCGGACGGCGAGCCGCTGTATCTCGTCGACCCCTCCTGCAAATGGCTTATTGCCGCGCTTCGGTCAAAGTATCGCTATGCGGCGTTGAAGGGTTCCGCTGCGGGGCTGTTTCACGAACGTCCTGAAAAAAACGAATCATCGCACATTACTGAAGCGAACCAGTACGCTGATATGTTCGTCAACGACGGTTTCTCAAACTCAGACTACATACGAACCACCTTCGATAGATTCACCAATACCACCACGACCCGCAGGGCCGCTGACGCCTATTCAGGATATTAACAGGAGTTAATAGATGATACCTGTAGATCAGACGATTGTATGTAAAAACGAAGGGGATTGCATGAGAGCGGCGGTAGCCAGTCTCTTTGAACTTCGTATTGAACAGGTACCTCATTTTATTTTGTTCAAGGATTGGTTTCCTGTTTTCTATAATTATTTAAGAGGTTTAGGATACACATACAACGGATGCAGGGATGGTAAGCTACCAATTTTAGCTACGCACAAGGGCGTAGCTTACGCTTCAGTAAAAAGTCGTACGTATGACGACGGCACCACCCACGCCGTGCTCATAGACCAGTCAGGTCTGGTCGTTCACGACCCCAACCCCAACAAGAAGTTCCAAGGTATCAACGTGAAAGAAACTGGCGAACTATTATACACGTTCTTGATCGAGCCCTTAGACTAGGAGGCACCATGATAATCCTCAACAAAGACGCACACGAAACACTCGGGAACCTCCTGAAAGGCCGATTCGATACCTACGAGGGAGAGCGCCGTCAACTGGAGATCCAGTGGCTGAAAAACCTCCGCCAGTACAAGGCGATCTACGACCCAGAAGTAAAAATCCCGGAAGGGAAGTCCCGGGTTTACCCGAAGGACACCCACACCAAGCTGACCGGCTGGGTGGCGAAGATGATGGAGATGCTCTTCCCGGCGCAGGAGCTGAACTTCTCAGTCGAGCCAACCCCGTTCCCGAACATCGCCATGACGGACCTTGAGAGCATCATCGCCACCCTCGAACAGCAGCAGATGCTGATCGCCCAGCAGCAGTACCAGGCCGCCTTGCAGGAAGACCCCGAAGCGATGCCGCCGGAACCTGAGCCACCGACCTCCGAGCAGATTGAGAAAGCGGTGAAAGAGTTCGCCAAGCAGCGAGCCTACCGCATGGAATTGGAGTGTAAGGATCAGCTTTCCGACAAGGGCATTGACTACCCGGAACTCTGCAAGAAGACCATTCGCCGCGGCGGGATCTACGGCTTTGGCGTCGTCGAAGGTCCGAACGTCAAGACCCAGACCGAACGGGAGTGGGTGCTGAACCCGGAGACTGGTCGTTATGAGGCGCAGACCGAGAAGATCCGGAAGCCTCGTTACGTTACTCTCAAGGCGTGGGATGTCTACCCAGACCTCTCAGCAATGACCTGGGAAGCCCAGGAAGGTATTTTTACCCGCAAGGTTTTCCCTCGTAGCCAGTTGCGGAAGTTCGCTGACCAGGAAGATTTCTTCGGCGACGTAATCAAGGACTACCTACGCGACACATCTGACGGCAACTATAAGGCCAAGTCCTACGAGGCCGAACTCGACCAGATCAAGCACACCGACCAGAACAAGCCGAAGATGAGCCGCCAGTACGAGGTGCTGCGCTGGTACGGCTTCGTCTCGGCGAAGGTACTCTCAGAGCTTGGAGTCAATATTCCTGAGAAGGCCCTTGACAAGGAAATCCTCGCCGATGTCTGGATGCTCGACGGACTGATCATTAAGGCCGACACCGCCCCCTTCGGCGAGACGGTCGCCGATATGTACCATGTATTCGTTCCTGAGGACGATGAAGACAGCGCCTTGACAGGCACTGCAAAGGTCGAGACTTTGAGAGATTCGCAGTTGAAACTCTGCGCCATCGACCGCGCTTTGATGGATAACATGGCCGAGAGTGCATCTTCGATCAAGGAGCTGAACGTCGAACTGCTCGCCGCCGGCCAGGACCGCACCGCGATCCACGGCGGAATGACCATTCTCCGTGAGGGTGACGGCAACGAAGCAAACTACCCGGCGGTGCGGGTTTACGACATCCCGAACCATACCCAACACCTCCTAGCCCTGCGAAACTCGGTCGTCGAAGTCTTCGACCGTGAGAGCAACCTCCCCGCCTGGCGCATGGGGGATGCGAAACCCTTGGGCGAAGCCTTCCGCACTTCGTCGAATTTTTCGCAGATGGCCGGTGCCGGCGACATGGTGACAAAGGACGACGCCCGTGCATTCGACCGTTTCGTGAAATCAATGATCGGCTCGCTGGTCGCGTGGAACATGGAGTTCAACAAGAAGGAAGACATCAAGGGCGATTTCCAGGTGCAACCGAAAGGCGTACTCTCTTTGGTCGCCAAGGAACTCCGCGGCGCAGCGCTCGATCAGCTTGTCTCGACCCTCACCCCACGACAACTGGTTCTGATCGACGAGCGTGGCTTGCTGGAAGACCGCTTCAAGGCGCGGGATCTCCCACTCGACCGGCTGAAGGACAAAGAGGAAGCCGAGCAGGCGCTCCAGCAGTTCGACCAACAGCAGTCACAGGCGCAGCAGGTGCAGATGGAAGGTGAACAGGCGAAGACCCAGAGCCTCCAGGCGCGGGCGGCGAAGGACGCAGCACAAGCCCAAGAGATTGCCGGAATGGTTGAAACCAAAGTCCAAGAGGCGCTGTCGCGGATCGCGCAGAACCTCGCAAAAGCGAAAGGAACCAAAGATGTTAATGCCCTTAAATCCCTCGAATTACTTCTCGGTACAGGAAAATCTGAAAAGCCGAAAGCAGGAACTGGAAAGAAGCCTGAAGGACAAACTGCCGAGAAGTGACATCGGCGGAGCCCTCTTTGAGTATCTGGTAGTCTGTCGGGAGATCACCAAAGAGAAGAAAGAACTTAACAGCGAGGATGTCGGTCGCTGTAAAGAACTTAAAGATTTGATATTACTCTACAAAACAGTTGACACAGTTGAATAAATAGTGTAGGGTGGTCTACAATATCCAAGGAGGGTATAATGCCGGGTACCGAGGAAATAACTGACGTATTGATGGACGATGTTTTTAGTGCCGCGTTTGATGAAGAGGTCGCCGGTGGCGAGAAGAAAGTAGAAGACCCACCCGAGGACGCGGCGCAGAAAAAAGCCGAGGAAGAAGCGGCCGCGGCGAAAGTCGCTGACGAAGCAAAGGCTGCCGAAGAAGCGGCGGCAAAAGCCTCAGAAGAGACCAAAGAGTCTCCTGAACTCCTCGCCCTGAAAGCCGAGATCGAAGATACGAAACGCCTCCTCAGAGAAAAGGCTGAAGCGGAAGCAGCAGCGAAGAAAGCCGCCGAAGCGAAAGCCGCAGAGCCGACTCCCGAAGAACTGGAGGCGGAGAAGAAGTTCAAGGAAGACTGGCCAGACCACGCAACCCGGATGGAACGTCAGTCAGCAGAGCTTTCAACCCTGAAAAAAGAACTCGCCGAACTGAAGGAGATGGTTTCCTCAGTGGGTTCCACGGTTGCGGAAACTGAGCAGGATAAATACATGAAGCCGATTCTCGAAGCGCATCCTGATGCGGTGAAGCTCCACGAGAGCGGCGATTTGAATAAGTGGATTGCGAAACAACCCCGCTACCTCCAGGCGGGCTATCTCTTTGCGCTGCAAAGCGATCAAGCCACTCCGCAGGACGTAATTGAAGTATTCAACATCTACAAAGAATCGAGCGGCTTGGTAAAGAAGGACGCAGATCCGGAAGCGGCGCAGAAGGCCGCAGCGGCGAAAGCTGCTGAAGAAGCCCGCCTGAAGAAAATGGAGATCCCGGACGGCTCACGTACCTCGCTGACCGCCGAGCCGGACCCTGATGATTTTGATTCTGCATTTGAGCAGGAGTTGAAGAAGTACAAATAGACCGTCGTGAGACAGGACTGAAAAGCGACCGCCGCGAGGCAGGTCCGTAAGGAGGCCATCTATGGCTATCAATGTGTATGGGGATATTTCCCCGCGTACCGCCGGAAAAGCCATGCCGGGATTTTTGATGAGGGCTCTGCCGTACCTGACCCTTGAGAAATACCTCGACATGAAACCGTTACCCAGCAACTCCACCAAGACCGCCATTTTCCGGCGGTACGAGGCTTTGGCGAAAGCCACTACGCCTCTCGTCGAAGGCGTAACCCCGGTCGGCAAGTCTATGACTTATACCGACTACCAGGTAACGCTCTCGCAGTACGGTGACTTCGTACAGCTCACCGACCAGATCGCCGATACCCACGAAGACAACGTGCTTCAGGAGTATCTCGGTATCACTGCCGAGCAGGCCGCCCAGACTCTTGAAACACTTCGTTTCAATGTCCTGAAGGCTGGTACCAACAAGTTCTACGCCAACGGCGCGGCGAGAACCGACGTCAACACCCCGTTGACGCTGACCCTTCAGCGCAAAGTCACTCGTGCCTTCAAGCGTCAGAACGCCATGTATATCACCAAGCAGACCGCCTCCACCCCGTCCTTCGGCACGGTCTCGGTTCGCGCTGCGTACATCGGATTGGTTCCCCCTGACTGCGAAAACGACGTTCGCGCCATGAGCGGCTTCAAGGACGCCGTTGACTACGGTGCCAAGGTCGCAGCCGACGAGTTCGAGATCGGCACCGTCGAGGACGTGCGCTACATCCGCTCAACCATCTACGAGTCCTACGCCGATGGCGGAGCAGCCAAGGCTGGCTCCGGTACCACGATGGTCTCCACCACCGGCACCTCCGCCGACGTGTATCCGGTGATCTTCCTCGCCCAGCACGCCGCAGCCTCGGTACCCCTCAAAGGTAAGAACGCCATCACCGCCCCGATCGTGCGCAACCCCGGCACGATCTCCGACTCCGATAAGCTCGGTCAACGAGGGCATGTTGGGTGGAAAGCCTACTTCGGCGCGGTCATCACGAATCAGTTGTTTATGGCGGTTTGCGAAACGGCAGCTACTGATCTTTAGTAGCTAAAGGAAAACAATGACTTCCACAAGTTCTGGCTTGACAGATACTTCTCCAACCCTGTATAGTACCTCAAAAACTGAGGGGGTACTATACAAATGCCTAAACCAAAGGCAAGAGAAGTCGAGTTGTCATGTCAGGCTTGTGGGGTCAAGTTCCTTGTGCCTCACTGGCGTAAAGTTGCTAAATTCTGTTCCGCAGGGTGTGCCGGGCGACACCGCAACGACCACCTCAAGAAACCAAAGGTTGAGTTCATCTGTCCGGAGTGTGGAACGTATTTCTGGGAGCATAAAAGCCGCGCAGGTTGGAGGCGGTTCTGCTCAAACGAATGCCGGAACAAGAACGAAGAATACCGGAAAGAGTCTTGCGCGAGACACAAAGGAGACTTGTGTTACAACTGGAAGGGCGGCATATCTAGGCAGTCAGATGGTTATCTCTATGAAAAAAGTTACAAACATCCTTTCTCGAATAGAGACTACGTACTACAACACCGCCTCGTCATGGAGAAGTGGCTACGAGAGTTCCAGCCGGAATCTTCTGCGCTCGTTGAGATCGAGGGTGAGAAATATCTTCGACCTGAACTGGTTGTTCACCACAAGAACCATATCCGGGATGACAACCGAATTGAGAATTTGCAGTTAATGACAAACGGAGACCACCAGCGTCTCCATAACAAGATTCGTAGAGAGTCAAAATAAGGAGGCCAACTATGGCTATCGATCTGAAACAAGTAGTTGATGCGGGTATCCGCAAACTGATGGGAACCCGGTGCTTCACCACCGTCGTTTCCGCGATCGGCTCGAATACCGCGAAGATTAAGACCACCGCCGTCGCGCAGTACTGCATCGGCGGAAAGATGTATACCAAGGCCGCTACGGACGACTTCTGGGTTCTCTCTGGAACGGTGATCCCAGCCTCCGGCACTGGTCGTTTCCTGCTTTGCATTGATGCCGCAGGCGCAGCCTCCGTTGTTCAGGGTACAGCAACCGGCTACCCTACTGAGCCTGCCGATACGGTTTGCCCTCTGGCGGAAGTAAAAATCGTCATGGGTTCCGGCGGCGCTTTTACCCCCGGCACTACCGCCCTGACCGGCGGCAACATCGGCACCGTCACCTATACTGACCTGTCCATCATCCCGGCAACCGGCATCGGCGCCTAAAAAGGAGGTACACCATGAGTAAAAGTGTACTCTCCGCAGCAGCGAACCTCGACATCGCCGGTCTCGGCAAGGCGATCCTTAACGACCTGACCGCTCTGAAAGCCAAGATCGCCGCAATCGTCGTGGACATCACCGCGATCCGCACCCGCTCGAACCTCGCCGTCCTCTCACCTCCGGTCATTGGGATCGGCTCCGGCGGCAAGACCACCGCCGCCTCGACCAAACCGGTTCTCGCCAACGTCGGCGGAACGCTCGTCTACAAGGTCGCTGGTGACTTCAGCGCCTTGGTCGGCACCTTGGCGACCGCCAAGTCTGCCCTCTGGGCCTTCTACATGGACTCGGCGGGTACGATTACCACTTCGGCGAAAACCGCTGACGCAGCCACCGCCGCCGCAGCCTTCGCCCTGATGCCTGCTATCCCGGCGGATAAGGTACAACTCGGCTTCATCATCGTCAGCAACGCCACCGGCTCCAACTTCGTCGGCGGCACTACCGCCCTTGACGCCGCGAGCGTCACCACCGTCTATGTAGACACGGTTGGACTACAGACCGCGCCGGTCGCCCTCACCGCCTCCGCTCCTGCAGCGCTGGAAACCATCGCCTAACAGCATACATCCTCGAACGTCGCCCCTCGGACAAAATCCGAGGGGCTTTTTAGGTAGGAGGACTTCCATATGTATATGAGCAAAATGATCTCCGTGGGCCGCGCTTCTAATGGGTTTGTCGTTGAATGCTGCGTGCCGTTCAAGCCGAAAGAGAAGAAAAAAGGCGAAGAAATTTGTTGCGCCTACCCAGGCTCCCGGGAGAAGCAGTACGTCGCCAAGGATGCCGCAGAGGTAGCGGTTCTGATCGGCAAGCTGATGCCTCTCCTAGATGAGAAGTACTCTGATGAAAAAGAGTTCGATTCCGCATTCGACGAAGCTGCTGGTGAGATGGAAAAAGAAGATAAAGATTGATACTTGCACTACGTCAAAATTAATGATACTGTCTGCCAGAATAACACCACAATTTAATTAGGAGGTTTCTCGATGAGTGGCACAGATTTAGACCTCGGCCTTGACCTTGAACCCGCAGAGAACGCAAAAGCGCCAGAAGCTCCGAAGACCTATAAGGGTAAGATCGAATATGCACCGCCGTATTACACAATCAATATCGCCTTCGTCGAGCACTTGCCGGAGTATGAGGTCGTTGGGGTAAACGGCGAAGTCCTTCAGATCCAGCGCGGCGAGGATGTGCCGAACATCCCGGAAGCCTTTATCAAGAACCTCCGAACCTGTATCAGTGCCCGCCAGGTAAAGCGCAAGCGCGATGACGGCTCTGAGTATGACGAATGGGTACCGTATCCGGCGATCCCTTTCCAGGTGACTGACGGGCCCTACACGACGAGGAAATAACATGCTCCGAACCGAAGCCCTTGAAGAACTGAGACACATCCTCGCGGACAGGGTGGAACCCTACGGCTGGAGCGACCTGCGCCTGATGCGGTTCTTGTCGCTCGGACAGGATCAGTTCTGCAAGGACACCGGGTTCTTTACCGACAACACGAACTTCAGCCTGACGACGGTAGCCGGCACGACCGGCTACGCAATCGACCCTCGGGTCATCGAGATAAAAGAAGTCTGGTACGGCGATTTCCGTCTGTCGAAGTTCTTCCAGTCGGAGCGGCAATCAATTCTCGACACCACCTCGGAGTTCCCAGAACTCGGCACCCAGACACCCGGAATGCCAGTCGCATGGCAGCTAGATCAAGAAACCGGGATCATCACCCTCTATCCGGAACCGGATGCGGTCTATGCTCTGACCCTCCGGGTCTGGCGAAAGAGCCGTTCTCCCCTGACAAGAAAGACCAGTACCGTAACCCTCGCCGGCGTCCTTCATATCGGCGACGTGGTAACAGCGACGGTCAACGGTACGGCGTTCTCGTACACGACCCTTGCGGGCGATCTTTCGCTTTCGGCGGTCGCTACCGCGCTCGCAGCAGTCATCGACGCCTCGGCGTCCTTCGCATCGTCAGCTTCCGGGCAGGTGATTTCGATTGCATCCAGCGACCGTGCGGTATCCACCGTGACAACCGTAGCGATCTCAGGCGCGGGAGCGACGACCACGGCTACGGCGGCTGACAATTATTCGGTGGAGTTCGAGATCCCCGACGATTTCCACTTCGCACCTGTCGAGTGGGCGGCCTACAAGGCACTAGGGGATCACGACTCCGAACTGTTCAATCCAAAGAAGGCTGCCGAGCATCTAGGCAATTATCAGTTGTTGAAGAGTGAGGGCAAACGCGCCTACCGCCGCCTCTGCGGAGGCAGCCCCTCGGTGGTACCCAACCCTTTGTATATAGTCTAACGAGAACGAGGTAGACATGACCCAGGAAGTCACGCTAACCGGATACCACGGTATCAACAATAAACTCGGTCGTGACCGGATCAAGGGGCTACCCACTCGTGATGACCCTCTTGTGGATCTCTCCGCTGCGAGAAACGTCGATCTCGACGACTCCGGCAAGCCTTCGCTTCGTCCCGGCTACACCCTCTTCCAAACCCTCTCCGGAGCACACAGCGGTTTCGCCTACGGCGGGGTCTGCCTCTACGTCCGGAACAGCATCCTGTACCGCTTCCATCCTGCCGACAAAACCAGTTTCGCCCTGCTCCCGGTCGGGTCTGATCAGCCTATGCGCTACTTCGCCGCAGCCGGGAGAATTTTTTTTACGAACAGCGTCGTGATCGGCGAGGTGGTGAACGGCGTGGCGGCAATCTACAGCCTTACCTCGGTACCGTTTAAAGGTCAGCTTCCGGCGGGGCAAACAATAGCGCACCACAAGGCGCGGGTCTACGTAGGGTCTGACATGGTTCTCTGGATCTCGGACGTAAAACCACTCTCACGGGTCGATCTTCGCTACGGGTTCAAACAGTTCCCCGACCGGATTACCCTGATCGCCCCCGGCCCGGAAGGTATCTACGTCGGCACGGAAAAGGCGCTCTACTACGCGCCCGGTGGCAACCCGCTGAAGATGCCCTTCACCAAGGTCTCCGACTTCGGCGTGTTCAACATCCCTCCGGCGTATCTTGACGCTTCGCTGGTCAGCGGTGTGAACTCTGAAGGTGTTTATCCGATTTTCGCGACTGAGGACGGCATCTGCTACGGGCTACCCGGACAACCCTTAAACCTTACTTCCGAGCGGTTCGTGCTGCCGCAAGGCTCCTTTGGGGCCTCGTTCGTCCGCGATGTCGCGGGGCAGATTCATTTAATAACTTCGTACAGATAAGAGGTAAATCATGGCCGATATATCCAACGCAGCCGGATTCAGGGCTCTATCAGCGACGCGCACCGCCGCTCTTTACTTTTTCGCTACCCTCCACGATACCGGCGGCTCGGTGCTCGCGGCTTCGACCGATGCCTGGACAGGTGCCGGGATGGCTGGCGAACTGGCTACTGGTGCGGGTTATACGCAAGGAGGGGTAGCACTCAGTACCGGGACCGTGGTTTCGACCTACAACGTCGATCTCGCTGATGCGGTCTGGACTGCCTCCGGGGGGTCCATCGGCCCCGCATCCTACGCCGCCCTCTGGTGCAACACCACCAACACCATGACCGGCGCGAAGCTGGTAAGTGTGAAAGACGCCTCCGCTGCGCCCCAAACCGCGACAGACGGCCAGACGATGACATGGCCGATGGCGAATCCGGTGCAATTCTGATGAAATACTTTGACCGCGTAAAAGAAACCGCGACAACAACCGGAACAGGAGACTTCACTCTTGCCGGAGCGGCTACCGGATTCCGCACCTTCGCTTCAGTGCTTTCGACCAATGATACTTGCTACTACTGCATTAGCGTCGGTTCAGAATGGGAAGTAGGTTTAGGAACATACTCGGCGGCGAATACGCTGACTCGCACAACAGTGCTTTCCAGTTCAAATTCGAATAATGCCGTCAATTTCAGCGCAGGAACGAAGGACGTTTTCTTGACGGTTGCGGCAAGGGGACTTGACACTTCTGGAACAAGTTTCCCGTCTTCACCCGTTACAGGAGAACGGCGCTTTAGGACTGACAGGGGCATTGAATATTATTATGATGGGACTCGGTGGCTGAGTCTCCAGATGATTATTTCAAGACTTGGTTTGTTAGAGGCTTTCTTCCCTATGAGTGCAACAGGGCTTGGCAAGTCATCAGCGATGCTTCATCACGGGGCAAACGGTCTATATGTAGTAGAAGTACAGCTAATAACACTAATTGCAGGCACATCAAATGCGTCGAATTACTGGACATTACAACCATGTACAAGGGCTGTCGATCTTACCACACATAATGTGGGTAGTTCTTTCAACACCCAATCTGACACGGCAAATGTATGGGCGAGGCATGACGTTTCTGCTGACTCAGTAGTAACTGCGGGTGACATACAGTTTTTTGTGAATGCAACAAAGACAGGTTCTCCTGGAAATATGTATTACTACGCGGACTTTGTTTGTAGATTTATAGGGTAAGTATATGCTCGGACACTTGGCGATAGCAGAAACACCACTAGCGAGTCTCGGAGGCGCAGCCGCCCCGGCCTTCGCCGCACTATCGTTCGCAGTTAGCCCGACGTTTGCGGTGTCTGGTCTTGCTGGTGTCCAGGTAGGTGCTTTTAGTTCTCTGACAACCAGTGTTGCCCTGACGTTCAGTGTTTCAGCTTTGTCCGCGAATCAGGTCGGGCTGTTCGCCGCTTTAGGGTTCACCGTCGCTCCGACTTTCGCGCTCGGAGACCTTGCCGGCCTTCAGCAAGGCGCATTTGCCGGTCTGGGCTTTATCGTTGCACCGACGTTCAGCCTCGCGGAGCTGAACGCGACTTCTGCGGGAGAAGGGTGGTTCGGAGAACTGCATTTTACCCTGCAACCTGTTTTCAGTGTTAGTGGTCTGACCGGTTTTAATATTGTCTACCCGCCCGACGTACCTCCACCGGACCCGCAAGTCAGGACGATGCTCTGGAGCGATGTACCAGCAGCGACATCTCAGAGCACTGCGTGGGGTTCAGTACCGCGTAGTTCAGAAAAAAGAGTTTCTTGGAACAATATACCGACAGCGTAAAGGAGAAAGATTATGGGATTCAGATACTCAACAGGCTACAGAACTTTCAGGATGCGAGACGGCTCGTTTCAGCGAGCACTACAAAATGGCGCTTTGCTCATCTACTCCGGAACTCAGCCGGCAACCGCCGACACCGCACCGTCCGGAACGCTCCTCTGCACCATCACCCAGGCGTCCGGGGCGCGAACCGCCGAGGTCTTGGCCTCCGGAACCGTCACCCTGACCGGAGGTGCCGCAGGTACCGTTGACTCGATCACCGTCAACTCCGTGCAGATGCTCTCGCCAAACCAGTTCTCCGCCGCCGTGCCGGTCTCCTTCAACGCTTCGCTAACCCAGACCGCTGCCGATACCGCGACGCAGATCAATAAAGGTACGCACTGGCACGGCTATGTGGCGACCTCCGCCGGAGCGATCATTACCCTGAAGCCCGCCCCCGGCCTCGGCGACTCGGTAAACGGCCATGTCGTTGCCTGCACCTCGACCACGATCACTAACACCCCGGCGAACATGGCCTCCGGTGTCGATCCGGCGAACGGCATTCAGTGGGGTACGACCGCTTCCGGCGAGATCACGAAAGAGGGCGTTTGGTCTGGTGTGAACGCTGCAACAGGTACCGCAGGCTGGGCGCGGTTCGTCGGCTCGATCGCTGACGCAGGCGGAGCATCCACGACGCTGATCAGGGTCGATATGGACATCGCCACCGCCGGGACGGTCATGACGATGAGTTCCACCAGCCTCGCCGCCGGCGCAACCACAACCATCGACAGCGTAGCGATCTCTCAGGCCGCGGCCTAAGAAGGTATTATGGCGAACTCCATTGCTGGAATACTCGCCGACCTCTACTCTGAAGTCGGGGTAGCAACGGTCGGCGGGGTCTTGGCTGACCTCTCAAGCGGCACTACACAGATCACCGGCTCGCAGAAGTGGGACGAGATCAGGGGCGAACTGTCTGACTTGGAGGGTGCGATCACCGCCTATTCCGGGCGGATTGGCCGCGTTTCGGGCGTTCTCTCCGACCTCGACGGTGAGATCATCGCCGTCTCCGGTAACAAGGTCGTTCTATCTGGGGCAATGCGCGATCTTTCCGGCACGGTGGTCGCCTCGACGCAGAAGCTTGCACTCATCTCCGGGGTAATGACCGACCTTTCCGGGAACATCGTCGCTGGTGTCGTTCCTCTCGGCGCGATCTCCGGGGTGATGACCGACCTTGCCGGGAGCATTACTGTTCTCGGCGCGTTCAATACCTTCTCGGTGAATCCATCGCTTCGCGGTGTGACGGAGTATTCCAACTTCGCCTTCGACTCGTTCTTCGAGGATGGCGGAAATTACTACGGGGTAAATTCGACAGGCATCTATCTTCTTTCAGGGTCGAATGACAACGGAACGTCGATCTCCGCCTATCTCGACTCTGGTGATGTCGAGTACGCCAAAGGGCAGCAGTCGAAGATCCTCGACGCCCATGCCCTCGCCCGGACAGATGCGACTCTTGCGCTCACGCTCTATGAAGATGATGGCGCGGGGTACACCTACCCCTCGATCGGAGCCGCTTCGAGCGTCCTACAGCAACACCGCTTCCGACCAGGGAAAGGTGCCGAGGGACGCAGATGGCGCTACCGTCTGGCGAACGTCGCTGGGGGGTCTTTGGAGCTTCAGGAACTAGTCCTGCTACTCGCAGGGCTGTCGAGGAAACGGTAATGAGTCGATTGATCTGGATGGTGATTATTATGGCAACATTCTCGATGTTCAACGCAAGAATCACCGTAGCGGGCGACAAGGAGGTGTGCAAGGCACATCTCGGCGATGCGAACCTGATGCTCTACCAACTCCGGAACCTGAACAAGACCGGCTTCTATGCGCTGAAAGACCGCGCGTTCCAAGACGGTACGGTGATGACCGCATGGTCGGCAGACGGCAAGGATTACGTGAACATTTACCGACCACCTGAAAAACGGAAGAAAGGCTCCGTGATCGAACTCACGACGTGGCACACGGTATTCTGCGGTTACGGGCAGACCTCGAACAGCAATAAGTGGCGAGTCAATAAGGTGAAGCAAGACGGCACAACAAAGTGGGATGAGTACCTCAATGTCACCGGAACGTATTACTCCGCGTACAAGTCGGCAGTAGACAAGGACGCGAACGTCTTTACCGTAGGCAGGTCGTTCAAGTACACGATCGACGACGGTTATTTCGATGAGTTCGGTTGGACGATAGAGAAACGCGGCAAAAACGGTACGCAGAAATGGATTATTGAGGACTCCAGCGGCGAGGCAATAGACATAGCAGTCGATGACAAAGCCCTTTACGTCATTGGCAAAGGCTTCGGCGGAGTCTACAATGGCTCATTCGTACAGGTCGAGAAACGCAGCTTGGGTGATGGGTCGTTGATCTGGCAGAAGCTTTACCCGAAGCTCGGCACCTATGACCGGGCGGTTGCCTGCGCGGTGGATAAAGGAGCGCTATATGTGACGGCGTACGCACTGTGGGGATCTTCACCGCAGTACCAGCAGGGTCGAGTCCTTACCATTGACAAAACAACTGGCGATGTCGAGTCTACCGCGACCGACACCCTCTACACAAGCCCCTTCCCTCGGGCGTCCATGTACGAGATAGCGGTCGCGGTTCGAGACCCTGAAAAGAGCGGTCCGCGGAACGTCGTCACGATGACGGACCGCTGGATAAAGACTTTGGACCAAGACCCGGCAGGAGCGGATAATTTCGCGCTCTCCGTTACCTACGATTTCGTTGTCGATGATTTCCTCACCATCGACAAGGGAGTTGCAGCGGATAAAGCTGGGGTTTACACCGTAGGACAATTACCCAAAACAGGGTCGTTTGATTACCACGGCTATGAAGTAAAAGGGCTGGACAAAGGTGGCGAGGAATTATGGTCGGTAGTATATGACGACGGGGCAGGGTACGATGTCGGCCCGTTCCTCACTGATATAGCGATTGACGACAAGAACGTCTACGTCTCCGGGTTCAAAAAAGAGTCTTCAGGGCGCAAGCCTATCAAGCAGGCGTTCGACAAGAAAACCGGCGAGATTCTGTGGACGCAGATTGAAACGGACGTTACCTACAATTACCTGTGGGGCATAGCGACTGGAAAGACTGTAACCAGGATAGAACAGGAGTAATTCATGGGAACCGTATATAACCCGCTCGTAGAAGCCAAGTTCAACGACTCGTTCGCCAAAGTCGCCGACTCCTATGCCACGACGAAGGAACAGCTTCAGGCGATTCAGGAGTTCCTGACCGGCCTCGCTCCGACCGAGATCACCCCCGAATTCAACATGCCGGAGTTCGTCAGGTACATCCTCGCCACTGGCGAGAAGCCGGTCGCCCCGACGCTCTCCTTCCCCGACCTGGTGGTACCAGACATTACCGCCCCGATCCCTGGGTTCAGCTATTTCGATTCGCCCTACGTCTCGGAACTCAGGGAATACCTGCGAGCGGAGCTGATCGACGGGGTGGTGAACGGCGGCACCGGCCTCGGACCGGGTGTTGAAACCGCGATCTTCGAGCGCGACCGGCTCCGGCGGGAGCAGGCACGGCAGGATGCCCTTGATGCGATGATGACCACCTGGTCGGAGGATACTGCAGGCGATCTCGGCCTCCCGGATGGCGCCCTCGCCGCCTCGCTTCTTGCGGTTCACACCGAGCATCTCCAGAAGGAGCAGACGGTTTCCTACGACACCGCGACGAAGATGGCTGAGCTGGCTCGGCAACAGCAGGAAGTCTATCTAAAGACCGGGACAGAGTTGGAAAATGTTACTCAGACCAAACACACCGCTGACCAAGCGAGAGCGCTGGAGGCGGCGAAGGTTGAGCCGGACATCATTATTCGTACTTTCGAAGCAGAGATGACCAGAGTTAAAGTAATGGCAGAGGTCTATAACGCCCTTGCCGCCAAGGCCAACGCCCAAGCGACAATTTTCAAGACGCAGATGGACGGATATCTGGCAGATGTCGAGGTTGGTGCGAAAGAACTTGACGCGAGCACAAAAAAGTACGAAAGTGACATAAAGGCTGCGGTTGGTGAAAGTGAGGCATTTTTCAGGACAGACGCCAACAAAATAGAGCAGGTCAAGAACTACCTGGCGCTCCGGATGGAGGGATTAAAATCCCTCGCCACTCTCGCCGCTCAAATCTGCGCCGCCATGGCAACGTCCGTATCCGCTTCCGCCTCGCTTGGAGCGTCCTTGTCTGTAACGGAGAGCACTTCGGACTCGACGAGTATTTCCCATAATTACCAACACAACGACGATCGCGATTATATGTAAGGAGGTCAGTATGGCCGGTTCCTTCTCTGATTTTGCAAAAGCTAAACCCGCCTTTACCCGCCCCCGCGGCGGCGCGCCGCCGCCCAACTGGCGCCCGCAGGAAAGTTCTTCCGGGATCTTCGGTACCGGGCTAAGTGCCGACCAGGTGGCAGGCGGAGGTCTTTTTGCTGATGACTTCTTCCGACCGCTCGGAGGTCGAAAAGCTGAAGCCGCACCACCGCCAAAACCTGACCTGCCAAACATGTCCGGAGCGGTTGTCGGGGCGACACTCGGCGCGGTCAAACCGCAGGCGTCATTTTCCTCCAACGTTCGGGCGAAGGCTCCACGCAGTATCGGGAGAAAAGCCCCAACCGACCCGCTCGCCGGGGTCGATGTCCGTATGGGGCGAGAACGCGACATGACCGGGCTGAACCCGCAGACCATGACCCCGCAAGGTGTCGCCGCTCCGCTGCCAGGTATTACGATGGACGACATCCTGCACGAGGCAGACAAGCGCCTCTCGATCGGTTCCTGGGGTGCTCTCCAGCACGGTGGGGCAAAACGGAAAGCAGCCGCAGCCGCAGAATACGGCGCTCTTCTCGACGCCGCAGCGAAAGCCGGCGGGGTAGTCCTCGGCTCGCAGGCGAAGGTTTCCGGCGACATCCTTGGCGCTCAGGCGGGTATGGACCAGCAGCGCACCCAGACCGGCGGCTTCGATCGGCGGACGAAGGTGGATAAGGAACTCGGGATTCTCGCGAACGAGATGGACGCACGGCAGCTTGGTGAAACGATCAGACACAACCGCGCCTCGGAATCG